GTTGCACGGCGTATGCAACAGGCTGCTGCTGGCTCTGCTGGTGCTGGACCTGAGCCTTCTGACTGGACTGACCCTGACCTAGCTAATGCAAGCTATGACAGTGTCAGCTTTAGTGTGGCTTCAGAAGAAACAGTGCCAACTAATATAGGATTTAGTGATGATGGTACAAACATGTACATTATTGGCGTTATTTCTGACAAAATACATCAATATACATTAAGTACAGCATGGGATTTGTCTACAGCAAGCTATGCTTCTAAAAGTCTTACAACTGACGATAGTTCACCAAGAGATTTCACTTTTAAACCCGATGGAACAAAAGTTTATTTTTGTGGCACAACAAATGATACAACTTATCAATACAGTTTAAGTACCGCTTGGGATATATCGACAGCAACAACTGACAACAAAAGTTTTAGTTCTTCAACTCAAGATGGTTCACCTGTTGGGATTAAGTTTAAAAATGACGGCTCAAAAGTTTATATTGTTGGTGCTACGAATGATACAATATACCAATATAGTTTAAGCACGGCTTGGGATATATCAACGGCAAGCTATGACAGCGTTTCATTTGATCTAAGTACACAGCAAACAAGTCCACAAGGGATTGAGTTTAACCCAGATGGGACAACTTTTTTTGTTCCTAGTATTGAGAGCGGGAACCGCAGAATTTATAAATACACTTTGTCTACTGCGTGGGATCTAAGTACTGCGTCATACGCAAGTGTAAACTTTGATACTTCATCTGAGGATGCTCCTTGGGGTCTTGCATTTAAATCTGATGGATCAAAGATGTATATAGTAGGTACGGGTAGTGACACCATTTACCAATACTCAACCGTCACCCCCGCAGCGCCATCGTGGACTGATCCTGACCTAGCGAATGCGTCGTATGACAGCGTTAGCTTGAGTGTTTCTGGGCAGGAAGCTAATCCGTTTGGTGTGTTTTTCAAATCAGATGGCACTGCTGTTTATGTGATTGGAACAACAGGAGATGACGTAAATCAATATCTCTTAGGCACGGCTTGGGATATTAGCACGGCATCTTTTGTGCAGAGTTTTAGTGTTTCTTCGCAAGAAATTGCGCCCACATCTGTTTTCTTCAGACCTGACGGAACAAAAATGTATGTTACAGGCCAAGGCTCAGGTGCAGTAAATGAATATAGCCTTTCGACAGCATGGGATGTATCAACGGCTTCTTATGTTCAAAACTTCAGCATATCTGGTCAAGAGGCTGCTGTTTTTGGTTTATTTTTTAAGCCAGATGGAACAAAAATGTATGTTGCTGGCACTTCAGGCGATGACGTAAACGAATATAATCTGTCAACTGCTTGGGATGTTTCAACTGCGTCATTCCTACAAGCGTCTTCTGTCCTGTCAGAAGTGGTTTCTATAGCAGGTTTGTTCTTTTCTCCAAACGGGGATTACCTTTATGTGACAGACAATAACTCCGATGACGTAAATGAATACGCCCTAAGCACATCTTGGGATGTAAGCACCACCTCATACATCCAGAACTTTAGTGTTTCAGGGCAAGTCGCCTCCCCACGAGAATTGTTTTTCAAATCGGACGGCTCAAAGATGTATGTCTTGGATGGCACAACCGACACCATCTACCAATACTCAACCGCATAAGGACTTACCATGCTACTCGTGAAAACAGCAAACGGACAGGTAGAGCAATTCCCCTACACGCTCGGAGACCTTCGCCGTGATAATCCGCAGACCAGCTTCCCCAAGAAGATAGGTGATGCAATCCTTGCAAGCTACGGCATTTACCATGTGATGCCTGAAACACAGCCTGAATACGACAATCTTGTACAAGTTCTTGTGCGTGACCCTGAGCCTCACAATAACGAGACAGCCGTTGATGAGGAAACAGGTGAGACCTACAAGACTGGTCGCTGGGTCATTGGCTACACTGCTGAGAACAAGCCACAGGAGCAGGCAGAGGAAGCTATCCGCAATAAGCGTGACCAACTGTTAGCTGAAACAGATTGGATGGCATTGTCTGACGTAACTATGTCAACAGAAATGCAATCGTATCGACAGGCACTTCGTGATATAACAGGTCAAGCTGGCTTTCCATACAGCGTAACGTGGCCCACTAAACCGTAGGAGTAACACATGCTCGGTTTCTCCCCATTAGCTGCTGCTCCACTTGCTGATGATGGGGCCATTGGTGTTGCATACTCTATAGTTGCAGCCAATGGTAGCCTTGCATTTATGGGCCAAGACGCTACATTAAACTCTGTACGTAGTGTAGATGTAGATCACGGTAGCTTTACACTTACTGGTATAACCCTAACTAACCTGTCTGTACAAGACAACTTCTTGGCTAACACAGGTAGCTTTACACTTACGGGTCAAGATGTAGAGTTTATTGAGGGTAAATCCCTATCCGTAGATGCAGGTACGTTTAGCCTCACGGTTCAAGACACAGCACTTAACATTAGTACAGTAGAGCAAGTTACTACTGGTAGCTTTACTCTTACTGGCATTACTCTAACTAACCTGTCTGTACAAGATAACTTCTTGGCTAACACAGGTGTCTTTACTACTACAGGACAAAACGTAGAGTTTACTGAGAGTAAGTCTCTAGCCGTAGATGTAGGTACATTTACTACTACAGGTCAAGACTCTGTATTAAATGTTGATACAGTAGAACAAGTTACTACAGGTACGTTTGCACTAACAGGTCAAGATACAGACTTTACTAAGTCACTTAACTTGTATCCAGAAGCTGGTGTATTTACACTAGAAGGTCAAGAGATTGACAGAGGAATATCTGAGGCAGCGCAGGTTGGCTCCTTTGTTCTAACAGGTCAAGCTGCTACACTAGAGTATCTACCCGGTATTATACCTGATGCAGTTACTTTCAGTACTACTGGACAAGCTGCTGTATTTAATATTAACAATACTGCAGATAATGGTACATATACTTACAGTGGTCAAGACATAGGTATAGGTACAGCTACACCTATCGCAATAGATGGCTTGACAGCAAGTACAAATAACGTTACAATAAGTGAAAACGTTAATAACTACAATGCGGATGACTTCTCTACGGGTAGAGTATTTTACCTAAGAGTACAAGACAACAGAGATAAAGTATACGTAACTACAACAAACAACACTGTATATATTATACCTGAAAATAATAACAACACAGTTCATATACAACCTGAATCACGCACAGTGACTATAGCACCTCAAGACAACAGAACATCTGTTTATATAGCAGCGTAAGGAATACTTATGTCATACAAATGGCCCGACAAAGACAAAGATGAAGTAGTGGATTACAGCATAGACTGGTCACGCTTCTTAGGTACAGACACTATCTCTGCTGCTACTTGGTTTATATATGATTCAGATGGTACTAAAGAAGAGGTATCCGATACTGAGACGGTGAATGGATTACAGTTTGTTCAGGGTACTATTTCTAATCAAGTATCTACAGCAAGGTTTGGGTTAGGTACAAATAACACCCGCTACACTATTGGCTGTAAGATTACAACTGCTGATGGTCTTACGTATGAACGTTCTATCTTCCTACGCATTAAGGAGAAGTAAGACATGGCATATGATTATATCAGCCTAGTAAATGACATTAACCGTAGACTTAATGAAGTAGAACTTACTAGCTCTAACTTTATTACCGCCACAGGTTATTATAGCTTTGCTAAGGATGCAGTAAATGCTTCCATCCGTCACATTAATCAAGAAGAATTTGAGTGGCCTTGGAATCATGTAGAGGAAACTGAGGTGCTTGTAGCTGGTGAAGTTCGCTACAGTATGCCATACGATGCTAAGACTGTTAATATGAATACGTTTCGTATTAAGCGTAACGCAGACTTAAACGTTGAAACTGTCAAGTTAAAGATATTGTCATATGAAGAATACCTTGACAAATATGCAGATTCAGAGTATAACTCTAGTACGAACAATAGATCTACACCCACTCACGTAGTACGTACACCCAGCCGTGAACTTATCTTTTACCCTAATCCAGACAAAGCATACGAAGTAGTGTATGAATACTATGCTTTAGGCTATGACTTAGAAAGTGCTACAGACGTACCTAACTTACCTGAGCAGTATCGTTATGTTATTATAGATGGTGCTATGTACTACGTTTATCAGTTCCGTGGTGACATGCAGGCAGCACAATTAGCACTACAAAAGTTTGAGCAAGGCATTAAACAATTACGTAGCTTACATATTAATCGCACTGAATACCTGCGAGACACGAGAGTATATTACT